TACTTGAATAATGAGTTCATAAGGTAATTCAAATAGATAGTCAAATTTTTCGCTTGCCATTTTATTAGATCAATTAATTTATTTGATCAAAAAAAACCTGAGCAAGAATTAACAGCGTGGTTAAAATAAAAAGAGTATCAGATCGAATTTTGTTCTTATCAATGGAAAAGAGGAATACAGGGCATCCAGGAAAGCGAGGAAAGCAAGTATCATATGGATATCATGGGTATGTGTTGTTCCTGGACATATTTGATGATCGAACTAAAGCTCATGAATCCCGACATGACGGTGGAGGTCATTGAAGAAAAAATTAGACAAAGATACCGAAATCGATTAACACGCTATATAGTCTCCTACCAACAGATAATGCATCCTATACTTTTTGAACTTTCAAAAAATATCTATGATGGTTAATTTACAATGGTAAAATGCTCGCATAACGATCGACGTTTGGATATTTGAGCACAAATAGGGTTTTGGATTTTTGGTTGGTCGATTTGTCCTCTATGAGCTGGAATCTTTCATTCATACCGATTGTAAAAATTTTGTAGTTTTTAAATTCTTCCAATTCAATAGAACTCACATCGGGTCGATTGATTTGATGATCTTGCCATCGCTTTGCATTTTCGAGCGCGGACTCTAAACTGTTGATAAAGGGAGCATTCTGCATCAAGAACAAAAAGTTTTCTCCAAAAGGATTATTTAAAGTAGGCTTGCTTATTTCTATTGCATACAAATAGGGATGATTCATTTCCGACAACTTGCCCCTTAATCTAAAGAAGACAGGATAGGAGCTCGTGGGATTTTCTTTTGCTTGTTTCAACCACCTATCAAAATCAATTTTTGTCAGAAACACAATATTCTTGGGAATTTTAGGATAGTCATAGATAGATTGGTAATATTCGTCGAGATACTGAGGTATTGCAATCGGAAGGTTCAGACGGACAAAATGTTCGAGTGATTCCTTGATTCTTTTATAAAAGACTTTACCAGAAATAAGAATCTGATTCTTTTCGATCAACGTGGGTGCATTCTCCTCAAGCTCCTTCATAATGTTTTTCAGACTTTCTTTGATTGAAGGAAGTTTTCGTGGTAAATTTGAAAAATCATACACGTTTGCACTATCGGAATCCTTTCTTGGATTGAGTTTTATTTGTTGTTCGATGAATTCATTTGCCTTTTCGAGCTTCTCGTCGATCGTTAATCTTTGTTGTCCAGAAATTGAAATCAAAAATAACCATCGGACAATTTGGATAATTATATTGACGTCCTTTTGCAACTTGAAAAGTCGTTCAATCTGAGATGGCTTTTTCTCCAACTGAAATCGGGTCTCCGGAACTTCGGGGAGGTTATATTTACTTTCAATTGTCGTTCTCGACTCGGGTTCGATCGGTATTTGAATGCCATATTCAAGAGATACAACTTTGAACCAGACTGCCACTGCGTTATCATTCTCATAAGAGAAACCTGTAGGTTTATCCTTGAATACTTTGAGCACTTGACTTAGCTTTGGCTTTTGAATCTTTTTGACAATCGGCAGATCTTGAGGAACGAGCGGAGGGACACCCAAAGTCATTAGTCCTTGAGAGGTTTTAATTTGGAGTCCTGCAAGCTTTCCCTTTTCGTCGATAATTTGTCCCGTAGCTTGAATTGAATTTTCTGACTCTCCCAAAAAGTTTCCGATAAAGTTGGATCGTATCAATTGGTAAATGACCAACGACGAATAGTTTTCAAAATTTCCAGGATAGAATACTTTTCCAAAAACTTCAGCAGAGATAAAATATCCCTTGAGAAGATAGAGCGCAACATCGTCAGTAAAAAGAGTTGCATCACTTTGTTCCAGTCCAGCAACCACTAGTTCACATTGAGGATAGTTCAAGTGATCCGTTTCCGATCCCCAGTGTTTGTATATGATCATTGTCGGTCTGTTTTTTCTAAACGAGTGGATTGGAACCGATGAGAATCTCGAAATCTCCAAGCTGTAAGTCGGTTCGACATTCGGCTTGGGCGCGGACGATGCAAAGACAAAGATGTTGAGACCGAATACCTCCTCCACCACGCGATAGAAAATCGAAGGATCTAGAAACTCGTCTTCCTTGAGGAACATTGTAATTCTATCTTCTTCCGTAAGGTCAAAAAGTTCCGAACTTGTGACGAGGAAATTGGCAGAGTTTGCGATAGCTTTTTTGACCTTTTGTATGTATTTTTCTTTTTGATCGATGGTTGTGAGTTTGAGATACTGTTTATCTTGAAGTGCAATCAATACGCATGCCAAAAACGAATTTGGACTTATCAATGAACCCATTCGGAAAAAGTTGACCTGCTTTTCGAATCCTCCTTTGATCATTTCTTCGATGGAAGAAGGAAGAAACGCGATACCTTCTTCTCCCATGACTTTATTCGTTTTGATGGGATCCTTGGAGCGGTAGGTGCTACCAGCTTGTCTTTCTTTGATTTCTTTTGGAGGATCACTGTAGCAACATGGATAGTAGGGATGTTGTCTCTCTTCGTCGAGATTCTGTTTAAATTCGATGAATGGGTAAGTATCGTTAGGACAAACGAAATAGTTATCTTCAATCTGGCGAATGGGTCTTTCGTAAACTTTATTTCCTCTTGTAATTTTTTGATTCTTCCAATACTCGACTTGATTTTCTGAAATGATAATCGGTTGATTTTTGAATTGACAATCTCTCGAGTAGCTTCCTGTGAATATTTCAGGTGCAATCTTGGACAGATTTACCTTTTTTACTTGATCCGTTTTTGCTTTCGGTTTGACGATCAAGGTAAGGTCCTCTTCCACAACCTTTTCATTTTTGAGCTCTGGGATCAGATTGTCATATATTTTCTCGTATTGATCCTTTACCTCGTTGTAAATATTAAGCAATCTAGAAAATAAATTCATAAACTGGAAAAGAACAAACCGATTGACTGCCTTGGATATATTGACTGTAATATAAGGTGTTTTTGGTTCAACAAACAAAGACTTGAATGGTGTGTTTTTTGTCCCGATGATTCTGTCTTCTGGTTTGACAGACTTTTCGTAATTGGTGATCACATATCTGCCTTTTGAAACTTCCGCGTCATTGACACCAGAGATATATTGAACCAAAGAGAATCCCAAAGATGCAATCTTGCTTAGATCGACTTCTCGTTTTTGCACCTCGGGGTCAAATGCAATATTTGTGTCGTAGTAGAGCTTGAGCTTCTTTTTTTCAGAAATTGGTTTTTCAAATTCATCTGCAAAAAGCAACGAACTGAATAGTTTTTTAGATTCTTCTTGGAAAGGTTCAGTTAATAACAGATCCAAAAATGAATCTTCTCTAATCGAAACATAATAAATATTGAACATTGCACCGTAATTCTTCTCACGACGGTTTTTAAATTTGAGTGTGGGGAACAATGACTTCACTGCGTCAAGGATATCGCTTTCGGATCGATGGTAATACAAAAGATATTTGAACACAAGTGTCGACTTTTCTAAATTAATTGCTGCTGCAATGAAAGAGTTTTTTGTATACTCTTGCATATTATATCCTTGATCTCCAACTAAAATCAAGTATAACATGTTTTTATCTTGAAACTTGCTCAGCCTTGGTTCAAAAATCTTGAATGGAGGCCTAGTTTCAATCGTTTCTCCATTGAATACCTTGTATTTTGAAAATCGGTTATCGTTGTATTGGGCAAATGGAACATCTGCATTAAGGACCATGTTGGCAAATAAATCTGGCGACATTTGAAGCAGATCTTCTTTATCCGACGTTATAATATCGAATTCAACCGTCATCTTAGTGATGGTCATATCTGAGGTCAATACTGGTTCTACCTTGCTGATCGTTTGGAAAAAGGTCTTGATCTGCTTCAGATCGGCTTTGTCCTTTTCGAGAAACTTGGGCACTTGGATAGATTCAAAGTTTGTCTTTTCGTTTGTAAAGGTCTCGGGGTCCCTATATTGTCCAAATACGTTTTCGGCCATTTTGTAAAACGTCTTGTCGGTTTCGACCAGTTCGGCAATCGCATACAGTATTTCTTTTTCGCTAATGTTTGGATATTTTTCATGGACATCTTCAACGATTCGAACAATATTTGAGGTTTTTTGCAACTTTTCACCCAGGAGGTCCTCCAATGTTGCATAGTCCTCGGAGACATCGGAGGGGGTTGCTTGGATGACCTTTTTTTCAAACAGCGGGATGACAAATTTCGAAGGGATCTTGTTCTGGACCGCGAACTCGAGTATCCTTTTTTTCTGCGTCGTAAATATAGGTATTTTGGAATCTAGGAGATCTTTAGATGACACATTTTTTGATCCAATATTAGATGCAATCATATTTTGAAATATCAAAATAAAAATGACTAGATTTATTTTTTGTATCCTATCTTTCCACAAATTGAAATGTAGACAAAGAATAAATTTTCCATATTAAAAATGCAAAAAGAACAAGAGACGGTTGTTGGTCCAGACCATCAAAATTCAGCATCTCCAGATCCATTATCCATCAACGTAAAAGTGCTGAGGGAACAATTGAACAGACTAAGTGTTGTAAAAGATATCCCTATTGCAAATCTCAAATCCCAGGATCTCGACGACTTTTCGGCTATTTCAAACAATATTTCAACATTGTATGGCTCCGATGGATATAACTTGCTCTTCAAAGAAATTCAACAAAAGTTCCCTCAGGATAATGCAGTTAAACCTGGAACGGTTGCTGGATATCTGATGGGATGCTTTGTGCCCTCCAGTTTCAAATACGGAAGCAGTTGCTCCCTTGCATGCCTTACTGGCGCTCCAAATTTTTACGATAGTGCAGAAATCATGCCATGCAACCGAAATGTATATGTTGCGCCCTTCGAAGGAGACTATAACCTGACCAAGCTGACTTCTGGAACCGATGAACCCGATACTGCACTCGTTTATATTCAGCCCCCTTTCCAAGGATTCTCGACCAAAGAAGTAGAGTTTCTAAAATCAGAAGGAGTAAACAAAGTGATTTTCTCTTATTACGACCACAAAAATCAAGAATATTTCACTTCAGAATCGCTTCCCTTTTCGAAAATTAATATCCGCTCTGGAAACCAAACGACTTTTGGTCCAAAGAGAGCAATGTATGGAAATGGAATTATGAATCGGTCCAAATTATCTCACACGATTCTGTTTGTTGTTTTGATTCTTATTGCAATCTATGCATTATGGACTATGAGAAATAATTAACAATTTTAAAAAATGTGGGATATTAAAATGTTTTGTTTAATCTATATTGCACATAACGGGTCCCAGCCCGGTAGCGTCCCCAATGGTCCATCTCAGACGGACATACCTGAATGTCCCCAAGTATTGGAAATTTCAAAAACCCAATCTTGTCTTTTGTCCAAAATGCAAGAAAAAAGTATACAACAATGTATGGATGAAGTCGGAAGAAAGAACTATATAGATACGCTCGAACAAAGTGATTTGACTCAAGTTCAATTTCCAAATTATCCAAACATGTCTCTCAAAAGAATTTCTGAAACTCAAATTGGTGTATATAGAATTGAAAAAAGATCAGTGGTAGAGAAAGGATACCTCTACAATTCTGTAAAGGACACCATCGAAGTAGACAGAGTGGGCAACTACTATGTAGTTCCGATCGAACAATGGAAATATGAACAACTTCCGGAACGACCGAAAGAGGAAGCAACAAAAATCAAAGGATGTCAAAACTATACTTCGGATAAAAATGTCGTGAGAAACTATGATCGAGTGCTTATCCAACTCATAGATGCCATCCAGAAAAGAAAAATTGATTAAAATTACAACTTATGTTCATTCTAGTAATGAACATATGAACTCATGTGTCTTTCCATTTTTCTGCTGTCTCCTCTATGTTGATCTTCCAAATGTTCTTTTCGGGATGCTCTTGTAAATAGTGAATAGAAATACGGACGAGACTCTCAAAATAGTCCCACATTGCATCCCGGTCGTCGTCTGTGATGAATCGATCGCCTTTCTGTGTCCGAAGCAAGAACAGCTCTTTGAAAGCATTTACACTGTCCAATGGAAGTCCAGCAAATACATTCCCAGCACTGTGCACAAAAAAGTCTTCATCCCTCGCCCGAATCTGACCCCAGTGTGCGTGCGACTTTTCGATAAAGGTCTTGAGCACAAACTCTTTGTCCAGCTTGAAAAGAACAAATCCTGCAAAGTTGACAAGATATGGACTGACAATCTTATATCCTGATTGGTATGCACTATTGACCAGTTCGGAGACCAATTGAAATAATCCCTCTACATTCATAAAAAATCTTTCTACCGTCGTAGGCAAGGAAGAGCTTTTAGGCGGCATTTTGAATAAGCAAACACTTTTTAAGCAAAAATTGAATTTTAAGAATTTTGAACCACTGAATTACAAATCTGAAGAAAATCTTTTGACAAGTAAAATGGAACAAAGACCCTTATGGAATATGCTATCAGAAGAAGTAAACAGGGCTAGATTATTGGCAATCAATGAACAGAAAAAATATCGCAGAGATGCAAACATCGAGGTTGAAATACAATTTGGAACCTACCTTCAGCCCGATGTCGAAAAAAAGGAAACTATTGGACGCTTTATCACAACGGTTTCCCCAGCTGCATACCAAAGAGTCCTCCAGGCCATGAAAAGAATCAGCCCCAAATATACAACGTCAGAGACAGAGGATGAAATCTCAAAAAGCGAAAGGGTCTCCTATGACCTCAAATCAAAAAAGACCGAGTATTACGAAAAGAAACGAATCTACAACTCGTATGATCTATACTACAACAAGGAAGAAAAAGATTTTGTCAGCAATTCTTCCACTGCCGGGAACCGTCTTGCACAGGAATTCAACATGAAAATCACCGTTGCCAACGAGTATAGGTATACGAGTGAGTCAAAATATTTTCGACCTAACATCAAACGTCTCAAGAAAAGAACAACATTTGACTTTAAGGACCAATATGGAGGGTATCTTGACATGACCGTTGTCGAAGAACAGTATCTCGATGAGAAAGATGAAAGATTTGGAACAACAAAGACAAAATTTGAAGTGGAGTTTGAGGTCGTCGAGTCATTTGACAAATATATAACAAAAATCGAAAAATTGACCCAACTTATCCTCGTCCTATTACAGGATACAGTCGTTCCCTACACAAACTCTGAAAAGGAATATATGTATGAATACGTCTCTGACCTCCTCGGTATTTCCATCAATAACATCAAATTTAGCATGCTCCCTGAAGCAAGAGATCTTAAACTCACAGACATGGTCTACGGCGGAGTAGTAGGAAACACAGCAACACCCTACTGCGTCACGCACAAGGCAGATGGAGTAAGAAAGTTGATCGTGACCACACCCAGGAGTATCTGGGCATTCGTGCCTGGCACACAGGAGGCTAATCAAATCTACAAGTTTGAAGAAACCGAAGACAATCGGATTCCCCCTTTCCAAGAGGGGTTTATCTTTGATGGAGAACTCTTAACAAAAGAAAGCAGAAAGGATTCAAACAACTGTCGATACATGTTCTACATTTTTGACTGTCTATGCGAAAATAAACAAGACATCAGGGACAAGAACTACATGGAGAGGATGGAGCTTGCACTCCAATTTACCGAATACCCATTCATTGAGGTCCAAAACTTGATTGGACAAGAGGAAAATGAGATCGTAAAGTTTAGAGAATTCAAAATCAACGACAACAAAATAAACAGGGCAATCAAGTTTGTCGTCAAAGGATACTTGTCTCTCGTGTCGGTCGAACACTTTTTCGAAACCATGCGGCTGATGTTCCTGCAACAGGATCAGCTCGCATTCAAACAGGACGGATTCATGTTCATCCCCATGAACACTGTTTATAATCCATACGACCCAGTCAGTCCACTTCCTTTGGTCTATCGGGGAGACAACAAAGTATTATTGAATGCCCCACCCATCTACCAAAGAAATCTTGTTCAATACCCCGATATTTGCAAATGGAAGCCAGTCGAGCTCAGGAGCATAGATTTTGTGGTTGAAAAGTCAAGATCTAAAATTCAGCTCAAGGCTCTCGATGGTAAGG